TTCCTGTGAGTGCGTTCCAAGTCCCAATGCTGCCGTTTGCGGTGATTGAAATTGAGCCGCCCGCGATCGTGGTCGCGACGAGGATAACGATGTCGTTGGCTTGAAGGCTGGCGGGCAGAGCGGGCGTGATGGCACCTGTGCCGGCAGCTTTCGCGCTCGCGTTAACGAATGTCGGGACAGCCATTAAACCTTTCTGGCCGGACCAAGGCCAAGCGGCGGAATCTCCAAACTCATTTGAAAGTTTTTTCCTGTCTCGTCATTCGCCTGCCAGCCTATGAAGTAAGCGGCAATCCTCGGGTAACTGAGCACTCCACCTTCCCACACTTGCTGACAGCGACGGAAATAAATCGGACGATAGTTCGTCAGTTCACCGTAGGGAGAAACGATCACCTGGCCGTCAGTCTCGAAATGACCGTCCAGCAAATCGACAAAATGCAGATGCCGTTTATCGCGGCTGATGAGATTGAATCGGCGCACTTCCGAAATGCGCTGTTGCACGTCCCAGAATGCCGTGCGTGTCAAAGGTTCCGTTTTGCTGCGGTCGAATCGATCCTGATGAATGCGCGAACCGTTGCGGAGTTCTGCGGTAAAGTAGTAGTCGAATGGAGCGGGCAACATTGTATTGTCGCCAAAAAGGTTTCTCTAATTTTCGTCGTATTGAAGCGTCAGCGTCACGTTAGCCGTGTCTCCTGCCGCCGCGCCGCTGGTCTGCAACTGTGTCGTTAGATAGTTGGTGTAACACGGATTCGTCGTCATGCTCGCCGCCTTGCCAGAGTTAGCCGGTCCTGTGGCTCCGAACCAAACAGCCTTGCCGCTACCGATGGCCGTAACGGCTGTCGCATCATAGGTGAGATTTGCGTTGGCGGTCCTGCTCGGCGTTGCATACGCGAGCCTGTTCGCGTCGGCTGTCATTGTTGGCGACGCCTTCAGCGTGCATCCTGTTCCGAATGCCGTGGCCGTGTGCGACCAAAGGCCAGCAAGCACCTGATTGAACGTGCCGCTGAGCTTGCCATATTGCCATTTGTCGTAAGAGTTCGTTCCATCGACAATCACCGACGACGAATAGGCTGTCGTGGAATCATCAATCGCTTTCCAGTTCGTTTCGGTTCGGCCAGTGGTTGGCGTTTCACCTGCGCCGTTACTTTCGATCCAGTCAAATGTTGCGGCCATAATTGTTTAGCTATTGATGATTTCGTAACCGAGTATTTCCCCGGTTTCAGACCGGCTTACCCGCACTCGTCGGTTTATCTTCTCTTCGGGCACTGTGAAGTTGAACGTGGTCGCTTGCTTGGCCCCTGGTTGCGACGGCGGCGCGGCCTGCTGTTTCGTCTGATTTTGCATGATCGGGTTCGGACTGCGTTGCTCGGCCAGTTCAAGCGCGCGGTCGAATGAGACTTGCGGGTATTTCTGACTGATGCGTATGGCCATTTCGATGGTCTGGTTCAGTTCGATTTCCCGTTGCTTGTCGATTTCCCGGTAATGCAACCCGTGGTTTTTCTGCGCGAGTATCGCACGGTTCGTCGTGCCCATCTTCAGGCTCTCGCGGTCTGCCTGGGCGTCGTTGCCGGCATCCACCTGCAGCGGCTTCGGCAGGCCTGGTTCCCATTGATAGGGGTCTGCGCCTTCTTCGTTTTTCGGGATCTGCCGGATCTTCATCCCCTTCGCGATGGCGTAGTTGATGGCGCGTTTCCAGCGGCGATACCCTGTGCATTGCCGGCTCCAGATGTTTTGATTGGCCAGGTCGCACAGGATCCTGCTCGGGGCCCGGCCGGTGGATTGCAGGTTGAGCAGCTCGAGGAACCAGCCGATGCTCGCCACGGAGCCGCGGGTCAATCGCTCGATGAATGCTTCGGTGTTCGGGTGCGGGTTTTTGTAGGTGAGTTGTTCGATGGATTCTCCGTCGGGAGCGCTGAGGTAATAGGTTTCGCCGCCTTCGATTTCTTCATAGGTGATTTTGCGCGTCTCGCTGTCCGATGCCGTGGGCGATTCTTCTTCGGTGAGGATCTGGTTCCCGATGTCGGCTTCGCCTTCGGCGTTTTTGTGGATCAATCCTACGCTTGTGGCTTTCTGGACTCCTTTTTGGATGAATTCGTTGATGGTTTGCAGGCTCATCCAGCTCAGGATGCCGACGGCGATGCGCGGGATGCCGCGGACCTGGTCGGGCCAGATCGGTTCGTAGGCGAGATCGGCGTTGAAGGCTGAAACGTCTGTCCAGGTGTTGTTCTCGCCGAGGATCCGGACGCCGATGCAGCGCCCGTTCCGGTTTGTGATGATGCCGTCAAAGATTTTCGCGCCGTCGAATTGGCCGCCGCTCACGACGTCGTCATCGCCGGAGCGTCGCACGCCGAAGCCGCGCGTGCCGATCTTTGTCCCGGGATAGAAGGCGAGTTGCGGGAAGTTGTTTTCGGTCTCGGTCAAGACCATCACATCGTCGCCGTCCACGTCCCAGCTCTGGCCGCTGATGTTCATGGAGCGTTTGAAATCGTATTGCGGGCCGCGCACGTTCGCGTTTGGGAACCAGACGTTGCGCAGCCAGTCTTGGGCTTCGGTGCCCCAGTCCGGATTCTTGCCGGTGTAGTGCGGATCCCAGGCGTCGCCGAATGCCCATTGGTTTTTCTGTGTGATGGCGGCGTCGAGCAGATCGATTTGCGCGCGGAGTTGGCGCGAGAGATTTACCAATTCCCAGCGGTCGGTCGCTGAGACGTTGATCTTCATGTCCGGACTCAGCCATGGGCGCGGCTTGTGCGAGCGCGGGTTGTGGCGCGGGCTCGGATAGAGGTAATAGGATACGGGCTGGCCGTTGGGCGAGAGGATGGATGATTTGCGCTGGCCGGCGGGCATCTTGCGCGGGATGTCGATGGAGGCTCTCATGCCGTGACGGTCACTTTCTTATGTGCGGCGCGGCTGCGATCCTTTTCAGTTGCCATGGCAATGTGGTAATCCTCCAGCATTTGCTGGGGCACGTCCACGAGAGCGGCAACAATTTCCGGGTCGTGACCGTAGGTGTGGTGCAGCACGGCGAGCGCTTCACCACTCATGCCCATCTTTGCAACGAGTTTCGGAACGTCGCTCTCGGCTTTCGCCAGCAAGGCAAACGCTTTTTCCTCCTCGGATCGTAGCACGTCGGCAACATCCAGCATTTCCGGACGCTTCTGGCATTCAGGCGGCAAATCGTCATGCCGCACCATCTCGCGGCTGCGCCCGCACCAAGCGCATTTCGATGTCGGCGAACCGCTGTTAAAGTTGTGGCCTTTTGGTTCAAGTCGGAAGTGTGGCGCGTGATAGGCGTAATAGGCCTTCATCACGCCGCCTTTCGCTTCGGGGTGTTCCTGGAAATACTTGTGCGCGATGCTCATTCTTCCTCGGCTGGCGGCGGACTGTCGCCGGTGTATTTGGTCCGCGTCACGCGCACCCTGCCAGAGTATGGATTGTCATAATCTCCGGGGTTAAGGACGAACAGCGCGTAAAGCACGCGCCGAATTTCGACCGCGACAGGCGCGCTGCCTTGGAAGCTGCGTTGCTGTTGGAGGCCGGCGCCAGTGGTGAAGAATACCACGCCAGACGACGCGCGTTTTTGCAGGTCGCTCAGCATGACCAGGAGTTCGTCTTCGGTCTTGCCGATGTAGTAGTTGACTGGCATTTCGAGAATGCCGAAGGGTCAACTGGATTGGCGGGGTGTGAGTGGTGGGTTGCTGGTCGGTTAAGTGGATTTACAGCTCCGAAAACGGTTCGCTTTCCGTTTCCAATGTGAACCATTGTGAGGCTGGACCGAATTGCACGATACCGAATTCCTCAGCGGCGTGCGGATGATGCAGCGTGTGTTCCGCAAGCCATTTCGCCATTTCACCGTTGCTCAGACTTTGGTGCGGTTCCAAGGCGTCGCGCCCGCACAAAAAGCCAAGACAGACAAGCGGCATCTGTTCGCCGCATGTGGAGCAGCGAATGTAGAGTCGATCTTGCGCCATGTTACGAATTTGCTTCCGTCGTTTCCGGTTCCGCTTCCGCGTTGCCGATGATACCCAAGAGCGCCTGGACGCACATCAACATTTGCGCCTTGTCCCATTCGTGGTTCGGCCGGCCGGCTTTGATGAGTTCCCAGATCACGGTCTTCTTGCCGCCTTGAAATTTCTCGGTGCGCTTTTCGCTGCGCATCTGGGCGAAGTGGCTCCACGGGTCGGAGTTCGGCAGGGTATCCGGAAGAAACCGCAACTTCGGCACGCCTTCATCCTGGTCGCGCCGGGATCGCAAGAGGTCTTTGCAGTGCAGGTTTGAGAATTCGAAATAAGGCGCGCGCGGTGTTCGTTGATCGGTTCCGGCGCTCGTGTCGTACCATTTGCGCGGGCTGTAGATGCGCTGTTCCTTGAGCTGCGTTTTCGTTTTGGTTCGCGGATTAACGATCTCGCGAACGTGAAGGAAGGTCGGCTGGCCGCTGCCTTTCAAGCCGGTCCAGCACAACCACACTTTGATGAATTGATTGCCGCGCCTGATGTTCCCGACGTGACCGCGCCGAACGCATTCGCGCAGAACTCTGGTCATCTCGAATCCGCAATCGAGAAATACCATCTGATCTTTGACCTTGTGCTCGGGCGCGTTTTGAATCTCGGCCAATTCGTCGAACGATCCGGCTTTACCGCGCGCAATCTCCCGCGCTTCACCGGACACCGACATTGCGAACACTGAATAGAAAAATTTCTCCAGGTCGCGCTGGCAATCGACGATCAGCGTCCGGTGCGCTTCCTCTTTCCATTCGCTCTTGATGTCATAAGGCTCATGCACAACCGGCCGATGTTGGACCGACATCTGATCGGACCATGAAACGCCCCAGTCCTTTTGATAAAACTCCTGCAACGGCACCATGTAACCCAGCTCGTCGGCGGCGACTTTTGCCCGGAGGTATTTGATCACGATTGAAGCCAATGAAATCCGCATCGAGGCGATCGCCGGCCACCAGAACCCGACGTTTTCCGCGGGCGCTCCTGGGTTCGTGGCTTTGTAGTGGTAGGAATCGTTCAGTTGCCGGCGCACTTCCGGCCGGTCTTCAATGCGGGCGTCGCATTCATGGCAGCGAATATGGGCGGAACGGCCGACGGCTTCGAAATTCCATTTGCCGCCGGGCTTGGTCGTTTCGTTCGTATCCCAGGACAGGCCGGAATAACCGCCGCGCAGAGCCGGATTCGGATGGTCTTCATCGCGCAGCCTGGAGAGCTCGAATTGCTGGCTGGCGTTGCAGAACGGACACCGGAAACACAACACGCGCATGTCGGTTTCCTTGTGGAATGTGTCCGCGTCTTCATCTTCGAATCCGCCCTGGCCGATCACCAGGACTTTCTTCGTGTCGGGATACTGCGTCGTCCGGTAAATCGCTTGCCGCAGTAGTCCGCTGGCGCGACTCATCCAGGCTTCGTCCACGATCACGTAACGATAGGTGAGCGTTTGAACGTTGCCCTCGTTGAGTCCGCCAACCACCAGTTTCATGTCATGGAAGGCGATTTGCGTCTTCGTCTTTTCGTGAATCGGCACGTCCACGAGCAGGCGCTGGATCTCGGGTAGGCTGCGAATTAACGGCATGAGCCGGCCAGAGCAATATTTCAGAGCCTTCGGGTCGGTGTCCAAAAGCAGGAGGCAGTCCCCAGGATCGTGCAGAATCCAATACGGAATCGTGATGTCTTCAACAAGTGATTTGAGCGTTTGCACGCCGGCCATGATCGAGACCATCCGCTTGCGCGGATTGCGGATCTCATGGAGTGGCTCAACGAGGTGCCGGGCTGTGTTGATGTCGAACGGACCCTTGACTGAGTAACCGCTTTGAAGATTTAGGCAGCGGGCGAACTCGTAAATCTCACCGCGAAACGGCGGCAGCCAAGCACCGCGAATCGTCTCGGCTAAGAAGTTGATTTCGGTTTGCATTCTGGTTCGCTGATCCAGCTTGATGTTCCCTCCTGAAAGATCGCGCACACCTCATCGACCGCGCCCTTGATGAGAAGCAACCTCTCAACCGGCGTAAGGCCGTCCAGCTTGGTCGCGATCTCCTGCTCGAATTTTCGCTGAAGCGTCGCGCGTTGGTGCAAGCTCAGATTCCGAAGCGCCGGCCCGATCTCCGACTTCTTCACATACTCTCCATTCAGGATCGCGAGCTCCTTCTCAACGGTTTTTCGCCGCGCTGCCGTGAGGCCCTGCTTCTCCTTCTCCAGAGTGTCATCCTTTTTCCGCAGGAGCTCTTTGAGATACCGAATAATGCCGTGAAGAGTTTGGTCCGACTGATATTTGCCCCGCACGGGCGCCGGAAAATAGCCAGCGACGGCCAGCTTGCGATGCATCGAGTCCGTCCAGCCCGTCACAGAGCACAATTCCTCGGCGGCCATCACACCGTTTGGTATGTGTTTCGCCTGCCTTTTCGCGCGCTTTTTCCGATCTGAAACGGCTTTTGACACGTCGGCTTTATCGTTATTTGCTCAGCTTTTTCAGCCACACCACGAAAAACATTTTGCTAACGTTACCGTTTTCGCCGCCTGGTAACCCGCTCTCACCGTACCTATATCCCCCGGAAGCCTTCCTAATACGGGGTATAGCGAGTATTACCACGGGCTATTAAGCATATAGGCACAATTCTACGTTACCGTTTCAGGAATCGTTGCGCCCTTCTTGGCGTTATCCGCGTGGAGTATCGGCCTCAGATTAGACCAGTGAAAGCACCGTTGCCTTTGCTCTGCAACGCTCATGTCGAACGCTGCACACGGCATGATGTGATCCAAGACCCACACGCGCCCATAGTTATCCCACGCCATTTCGCCGTAATACGCCCGCGCTTGCTCGCGCTCCTTCTCCCGTGAAGCTTCGGCGTGATGCGATTTATTCATGAGAATTTCTCGGGCCATAATGCCGCGGCTATCGGTAGCAATTCGCCCTTGAGTTTCTCCTTACCTTCCTCTGGCCAGCCTTGTAATGGATGGCGTTCGATGTATCCGATGAATCGAGTCGCTTTGCCCAGCGCTTCGATGTAGGCCGGCCAGGATTGTGGTTTGCCGTTCGGTTGCTCCCCGTTTGTTCTGCACAAAAGCAGAGCCGCACGGAGACTGGGCATTTGCGACACGCGTGGCGCATTTCGCGCAATCAGCATGTAACGTTGTGCGTGTCGTTGAGTCACTGTCGGACAGTGGATCCTGACCCAGTTTAGGAAGTTCCCATGCCCGACGAGTTCTTTGACACGCATCAAGGATTCACCTTGGAGAATCGCTTCGCAGACGTATTCGGAACCGCTGTCTTCAACTTTCTTCTCGAGTAGTTCGAGAGTTTCCTGCCGGTCGCTGATTTCCCGAGCGAGTGAAGTTAGTTGAAGATTGCGCGATCCGCCGGGCTTCAGGAGTTCGAGTCGTTTCATTTCCGATTTCTCGACAATTCAGGGAATGCGATTGCGAAGCTGTCTGCGGCACGACCGATTGATTGTTTGTGTTTTCCGAAACCGCTGGCGAGCTGGACCATCGTGAGCGGTCGCAGATGCGGGATGAACTTCCAGCAAGCGACGGCGGCGCGGTTTTGGAGCCCGTCGACGTTCTTTGTTCCGTCCGACCAAACCCATTCTAGGACGCGCACGATCAGTTTTCGCGCTGCATCGAGGGCTTCGGGTGTCAGGCATTCCTGTGCGTTATTCTGCGGTTCAACGTGGAAGACATCGCCATCGCGCTCGTAGATGGAATCAAAATCGAATCCGATGGCCGGTTCAATGGCGCCGTCTTCGGCGTGGCAGGCATCGCCGTTCAGGTTTTGTGAGATTCGCGGCAGAACTGGCAATTGCGAAATCGCCATAAATCCGAGTGTATAACGTTAAAGATACCTGATGCCAACAGGTTTTTGCTGTTGTTGACTTTCTGCGAATTGGCGATGAAACGACAATCCTACTTTTTTGCGGCTTTCTGGGCCGTGTTTATCGCTTGGAGCGTGCTGTCTTTAGGCGCGGCTGTTGGCCTTCAATCGCCGACGGTTTTGGTCACAGTGTCAGATTTCACGCTCGAATATACCCCCGATTCACGAACGGTTACGCTCAGCCCACACAGCGGGGCGGCGGTAAAGACGGGCACGAGCGATTCAGACGGAAACGTGGCCTTTGTGAACGTAACCCCAGGGCTTTGGACGCTCCGAATTGCCGGAGTTGGACTGCCTGATTACACGCTCCAAGTCCCCAATTCATCCGGCACGTTGAACGCGACGAATCTGATCATTTCCGCTTGGACACCGCCGGCGGCCGTTCCCTACGTGAACACGAACTCGCTCGAATTGAGCAAGAGGCTTTCGATTGTGGATGATGTTTTGAATCTGGACGGCTCGCCGATCACGGGCGGCGGGGACACGGTATTTACGAATATGGCTGGAGTTATTTATCCATCCAATCGAACCGAGGATCGCGTGAGTATTGGAACGGGTAATGGAAGCTCTGAGCGGTTCTATAGCGAGTCGCCGGCTGTTGGTTCATTTGCGATGGCAATCAGAGGATACTTAATCAACAGCACCAACGCCGGCGGCGCTGGGGCTCTTTATTATAACGACGGCAATTTCAGCGTGGTCGGAGAAGTCGGACTGAACGGTAGCCAAAGCGGAGAGTCTGTTGCAATCTTCGGCTACAACCCCAGCGGCGCGAGCTTGGGCTATGGAGTGGCTGGTGGAAGCAGAGCATCCCTGACAAACGTGGCCGTGGCTGGAAGTGCTAAAAACGATGGAACTGTTACGGTGGGCGGTTACTTCGAGACTGCCACCAGCCAATATGGCACCAATCCCAATTACCAAAACGCCGTGTTACTACTCGACAATCGCGACAGTGCTCTGCCGCTCATCATTGCTCGGAACAATGGCACGACGAAATTCAGTGTCAGCACAAACGGCCAGATGTCACTCGCCGGCACAACAAACCAAGTGACCTTCGGCGCGACCAATACCGCGCCATCCGTCACGACTAACGCGGCAAAATGGATCAGCGTTCAGGTCTCAGGCTTCACGAACGCATACCGGATACCCCTTTACGAATAATGAAATACCCGCAAATCCTCGCCACGCTGGTTCAGGAACCGTTGCTCATCACGCCAACCGCGCACGCTTCGTTGCTCAAATTGTTCCAGGATCATCTCGCCTTGAGCGCGGCAGAATTCCGCGCGCAACGCGAAGGCGTCGATTGGTGCGGTGAAGCCGTCGAAGTCGAGCAAGCC